TTACCCCAACCGATGAAAATAAGGACACCAATGAAATTTTCTGAAAAAACTCTCAACCTTCTGAAGAACTTTGCTTCTATCAATCAATCAATTCTTTTCAAGAAGGGCAACACGATTCGTACCATGTCTGTGATGAAGAACATTCTCGCAGAAGTGGAAGTTGAAGAAGAGTTTCCTCGTGACTTCGCTATCTATGATCTGGTTCAGTTCCTGAATGGTATTTCGCTTTATGATAGTCCTCAGATTGAATTTTCCAATGATTCCAATCTGATGATTCGTGAAGGAAAAGATCGCAAGACGAAATACTTCTTTGCTGATCCCAGTGTTATCGTGAGTCCTCCTGAGAAATCTATTTCTCTTCCTACTCAAGATGTTTGCTTTAATCTTGATAGCAATCAACTTGCATCTCTGCTGAAAGCATCTGCCGTTTATCAACTTCCTGATCTGTGCGCTGTTGGTGAAGCAGGTGTGGTTAAGTTGGTTGTTCGTGACAAGAAGAACGATACATCCAATGAGTACTCCATTACTGTTGGTGAGACCGATGCTGAGTTCTGCTTCAACTTCAAGGTTGAGAATATCAAGATTCTCCCTGGGACTTATGAAGTTGTGATCTCCGAGAAACTTCTTTCTCGCTTTGTTAGCAAGAACTACAACCTTACTTACTATATCGCTCTGGAACCCGATTCCACCTTTGGTTGATGAAACACATTCTCTTTACACTTAAGGGTTGTCCTTCTCATATTCTTGATGATGAGGAATTGGTGACTAATGCTCTTGCTGAGGCAAGCAGAAAGTGTGGGTCTACCCTTCTGGGTATGACCTCACACAAGTTCCAACCACAAGGCGTGACTGCTGTCGCACTTCTTGCTGAGTCTCACATTTCAATGCACACTTGGCCTGAAACTGGCATGGCAGTATGTGACGTTTTTACTTGTGGCAGTCACACAGACCCACAAAAAGGAGTAGAATACCTTTACGCAGCAATGCGTGCAACTGATATGGTTTGCAACGAATTTATCAGACCTCTAGAATGAAAGACTGGAACGCTATTTTCAACAACCTGTCTGATACTGAAAAGGACAAGGTTGCTATCCTTCGTGTGATGGAATGTGCTAATGGTGTTATGCAACATGCATTTAGGGGTAAACAAATCTTTGCGTACTCCCTATATGAAACACGCAGAGCAATGAAATTCAGCATGTCTTCTATGAAGACACTTCAAATTCCTCTCAAAAATGAAACCATTTCATTTGAACCAGAAACTCAAGAAATTTTGAGAGAGGCAAGGAATCTTTATGTTAGTGGTTTTAAAAATGGGAATGATGCCGACCTTGCTGAATTTTATAGAATGTCCACAGCAACTGTCCGCGTTCTTGGATGGGACAGACTTGTAACTGCTAATAAAGTTTTGAAAGAAAATATTGACGATATTCCATCCCAAGCATTAGACTGGGGTCTAGACTATCTGAAGCAACTTCTTTGATATGAACATCTTTGTCACCGATCCGTTCCCTGCTGAAAGTGCGATTTGTCTTCCTGACAAACATATTGTCAAGATGCCGCTTGAGTGCTGCCAAATGCTTAGTATTATTGCTTCTCCTTGGTATCACGATTATGGCATTCTTCCCAAACAAGACGGCACTGCCTACAAGACAGAAAAGGGGGCATTCCGAAACCACCCATGCACTAAATGGGCGGCGGAAACGGTGGACAATGCCTACTGGTTAATTAAGTGGGGACTGAACTTGTGTCAGGAGTACACTTTACGCTATAATAGAACGCACTCATGTGAAGGAACTCTTACTCACGCTTATTATCTTTTTCCCAAGGGAAAACTTACTAACGTGACTCCTTTCGCACGAGCAATGCCTGAGGAATACAAGTTTGATACTAGTATTTCCACCTTTGACGCATACAAGATGTATATCGCATCCAAACCTTGGGTGAAGGATAATTATATTCGTATGCCCCAACGTAAACCTGATTGGATTTGATAATGAGTGATTTTATTTGGGTTGAGAAGTATCGCCCGAAGACCATTGAAGAGTGCATTCTTCCTGAAACTACAAAGACTATGTTTCGGGACTTTCTAAATAAGGGAGAAATTCCCAACATGCTTCTTGCTGGCCCTCCTGGTATCGGTAAGACCACTGTTGCAAAAGCACTCTGCAATGAACTTGGAGTAGACTATTATGTCATCAATGGATCCGACGAAGGTAGATTCCTTGATACTGTCCGAAACAATGCGAAGAACTTCGCTTCGACCGTCTCGCTTGCCTCAACTGCTAAACACAAAGTCATCATCATTGACGAGGCAGATAACACGTCCAATGATGTACAACTCTGCCTACGGGCGTTTATTGAGGAGTTTGCTGGCAACTGCCGATTCATCTTCACCTGCAACTACAAAAACAAGATTCTTGAACCCCTTCACTCCCGATGTGCAGTCGTTGAGTTTGGAGTCAAGGGAAAGGAACGAGCAAAGATTGCACAGAGTTTCTTCCAACGCATCCAACAAATCTTGGATACAGAAGGTGTTGAATATGATAACAAGGTCCTGGTAGAACTCATCAACAAGCACTTCCCCGATTGGCGTCGTGTTTTGAATGAGTGTCAACGCTATTCCGTCAGCGGAAAGATTGATTCTGGTATCCTTGCATCGTTCTCTGATGTTGCTGTAAATGATCTCGTTAAAAACCTTAAGGAAAAGAACTTTCCTGAAGTTCGTAAGTGGATCGTTTCTAATCTGGACAATGATCCTAATGTACTTCTGCGTCGTGCTTATGATGCTCTTTACGAAGTTCTGGACGGTCCTTCCATTGCTGCTGCTGTTCTCATTGTTGCTAAGTATCAGTATCAGTCAGCATTTGTTGCCGACCAAGAAATCAATCTTCTGGCGGCGATGACTGAAATCATGGTTGAGTGTAACTTTAAATGATTGTATCCGAAGAAGTTGCTAAGTGGGCAGCAGATGAGTTTATAAACTACTTTTCCCACTTTACTAATATTGAAGACTACCTTAGGTTTGTGAAGAAAGAGGTAATTGACTCTTCTCCTTCTTTGGTGTCACTTGAAGATGAGTTCTTTAATGAAGATATTCATCCTCAAGATATGGAGTTTGACATTAAGTTTGTGGGTAACCGTTTTCAGAATGCGGTTCCTCATGAGCATTATGGCAACTTGTTGAAGGCAGTTTCTTCTCACAATAATGAATCCAACATTCCTGGTAGGGAATTACGCTGGATGGTGTTTGAAAAGAATACCAAGAAAGTCATTGGATTCATTCGGTTTGGATCTCCAACAATCAACTCTAAACCAAGGAACATTTGGTTGGGTAAGGCACCAAATCTTTCTATCTTTAATCGTCATGCTGCGATGGGATTTGTGATTGTTCCATCTCAACCCTTTGGGTACAACTACCTTGGTGGTAAACTTCTTGCACTTCTCTGCTGCTCACACTATGCCCGTGAGACATTGAATGAAGTGTTTGAGAAGGACATTGCCCTGTTTGAGACAACCTCTCTCTATGGGTCTTCTACTGATGCTTCACAGTATGATGGACTCAAACCATTCATGCGATATAAAGGTCTGACCGAAAGTAAGTTCCTGCCACTCTTGCATGATAAGCAGTTTCATAAACTCCACAATGAGTTCACGAGACTGAATAACAATACACCTCTGACTGACAACAAAGCATCATCAAAGAAGATGAAGCGTCAGACTAAGATGATCTCTATCATCAAGAACTCTCTCCAGGATCAAGATAAGTTGAATGAGTTTAACAGTGTAATCTCTACCGCATTTAATCTCACTCAGAAGAAGAGGTTCTATATCTCTGACTATGGATACTCAAATGTCCGTGAGGTGATTCTTGGTGAGCAAGAAGAACTACTTCGTGGTTCTAACTGGGATAAGTTCTATCTGGAGAACATCATCTCTTGGTGGAAGAAGAAAGCAACCAAGCGATATGAAAAACTAAAGGCAGAGGGTCGGTTCCGTAATAAGGTTGAACTCTGGACAGAAGACGACAACATTCAGATTATACGATGACATACGAATTGAAAGATTGGTTGAACTCAATTAACCAAACAAAGAAAAATCTTCTAGAAGAAGATCCTTCAGCAAAATATCCTGCATATATTGTGAACAGGTGCATGTCTGGTCAACTGGACACAGTTCTGTTTGCAAATGAGATGAATATGAATTCTCATCTTGATCCAAACCTCCAGTATCAGTTTTATATAAATAGTGTGAGAAAAAGGAAGAGATTCTCTCCCTGGCTCCGAAAAGATGAGATCAGAGATTTAGATTATGTAAAACGTTATTATGGTTATAGTAACGAAAAAGCAAAACAGGCTCTGAGTATTCTTACCAAAGAACAATTGTCATTCATTAAATCAAAATTTGAGACTGGAGGAAAAAAATGATTACAGAACCTGAAGTTAAGTGGTCTGCGGATCAAATGATTGAGGTCACTCTGAACGAACCAGATGACTTCCTTAAAGTTCGTGAAACTCTGACTCGTATTGGAGTTGCATCACGCAAAGAGAAAAAGATCTATCAATCTTGCCATATTCTTCATAAGCAAGGTAGATACTACATTGTTCATTTCAAAGAACTGTTTGCCCTTGATGGTAAGCACGCAAATCTGACCGTGAATGATGTTCAGCGTCGTAACAGAATTATTCAACTTCTTTGCGATTGGGGTCTCGTCACGGTAATTGAACCAGAAAAGGTTACCGATATTGCTCCTCTGAACCAGATCAAAGTTCTTTCTTATAAAGAGAAGAATGAGTGGGTTCTTGAGACCAAGTATAATATTGGTAAGAAGAAAAAGGTAGAGGAAACCCAATAAATAACAATGAGACCTTTCGTGCGGTCTCTACAAAAGTCGGAACACCCTACAGAGAGGTTCGGTTATTACCGTTCCTCTCTTTTTCGTTTTGTGGTTAAATAGTATTGGATGCCGAAAGGGTCCACACAACACAAACTCGCTTTTAAAGGAGCTACAATAATGACTAACCTCATGCGTTATACCGCAGCGGATCTTCCTGCCTTAATGGAGAGGATTAATAAGAATAGTATTGGAATGGACGAATACTTTGATCGTCTGTTTAATCTTCATGAAACTACAACAAATTACCCACCTTACAATCTTGTTCAGGTAAATAATGTTGAATCACACTTAGAAATTGCATTAGCAGGGTTTAAGAGGGAAGAAGTAAATGTTTTCACGGAGTATGGAAAACTTCTTGTCGAAGGACAAAAGGAGGATACAGAGTCGGACAGGACGTTTATCCACAAGGGATTGGCTCAGAGAAGTTTTCGGAGAGCGTGGACTCTATCCGACGACACAGAAGTACGAGAAGTCACCTTTGAAGACGGACTCCTCAGAATCGTCCTCGGAAAAATAGTCCCAGAGCATCATGCTCGCAAGGATTATCTGTAATTCCTAACATTTTCTTTATGATCGGTAGCGGTGGTTACAGACTTTTGTA